AGTACCTTACATTTACCATGAAAACAGTCTTCTGGGTCAGTATGTACACAATCGGTATTTTTAACTTGTACTATTTTCATATATAATTGTACCTCATTATTGTATCATACTTAGAGGATACAGTAAATTTATTTTTAATCCTTTCCCCATAAATTATCTAAATCCTCTAATGATGGGAATGTAGGCTTATTTTCATAATAATGTTTAATTATATCTTCCCCTTCAAATGAAACCTGTTCAAGAATTTCTTTTAAGAAATACCCGAAAAGAATACAACGATGAGTAAAGGGTATTTGATCAGGTCTAAAGATAGCCGTGGGATCGAGTAATTCCTCCATGAAAAGCATAATCGCCCCTGCCACTCCTCGTTGCTGGAGTAGACTGCACATTTTCTCAGGGCCTTCCTTGTAAAAAAGGTCTGCGAATACCGTATACATAGGCACCCCATCCTTCTGAACTTGCCTAGCCTCTTCAGGAGACAGTTTTATTTTTTTAGATTCGTCATTATTATTTAGTTCCATCAGTAGGTTCATCCCCTTCAGTTACATTCCAGAGTTTATCTAATTTTGCTAATTCGTCCGTAGGAGAACTAGTTTCTGTATTCATACCAACACGTCTCTTTATTTCATCCAAACAATATCCAAATAAAACACAACGTTGAGCTAATAATATAAAACTATCTGGAGACATACTAAACATTGTTGGAGGGATAATTTGATCTATAATACGACCTACGGCTCCAGGCATCCCTTTAACAGTAAAGAAGTCTAATTGGTCTTGTTCTGTTTTTTCTTCAGTCCAAATAGTCCAAAAAGCTTCTATCATAGGTTGAGCATCATCAAGTACCGATTGTATCTGCTCTAAATCTATATAGAAAAAGGATTCAAATCGACTTAGATCAGGTTTCTTTTCTTCATCTGGTTTATTTTCTCCCTCAGATTTATTTTCTTCATCAGGTTTATTTTCTTCATTCTCAGAATTTTCGGATTCAACCATTATATTTCACCTAATTTTAGCAAATTCCCCACTAGCTTCAAATTCGCGGTAGTTACCGTTATCCTTATTATGGCGAATTAAACTCTCGGCAATAGTTGCTTTGATCAATTTACGATTAATTTCGCGGAGCATAGTTGCATTTGCTTCCTTTCCATTATGCTCGGCAATCTCCATAGACTTATGAACATACTCGTAGAGAAATTCGGCTTCATCTATATTAAAGGCCAACGGAACTTGGGGGCCATACTTAGTAACAGTCCCATGAAAGTCACTCGTTTTTACAAAAGATTTCCAAAAAGATTTCTTAAGCATGAGGAATGCTTTAATTATTAGTCCAAGGATTACTAAGGTTACTATGGCGTCCATTATTGTCTCCTACTTAGTTATTTCTGTACAGAGAGTATAGCAAAAAAACATTACGTTGTCAATGGGTTTATCATACTCATAATTCTATCTATGTCTAGCTTTATATATTTCAGATTTGACATAACATTTTACACAAATATATGGATGATATGGAACATGTTCACAACTCTTTTTACATGTTTTACAAATACCAACTTTACTTGTTCCTTCAGTGATCATTTTTATGCCTCCTACAAAACATAAGGGATGTTATTAAAAAACTTCAACAGGTACTTTATTTTTCTTCTTAGCCCAATATGCTTTTGATGCACAGGAATGTGTACAATGCATATTTTTATATCGACTCTTCTGAAGCTTTATAAGATATTTAGCTGTTGTATTTTCCTTACCACAATATGCACAAATAAAACTTCCTATACGATGAGCTTTGAAACATTCACGAGAACATGTTTTAGCCGCATCATTTCTTTTAATTTTATTATTGCATCCTTCATTGGCACAAATTCTTTCCGGTTTAAGAAAAGCGGTTGGCAACCCTAAATCATTTAGAATCTGTCTCACCCGTTCTCTAGTTATATTTAACTCTTTTGCCATGTTCGTAGCCGTTCTAGTAGGATCGATTTCACGAAACATCTTTATTTTTTCTTTATTTGGTTTGTCTTTACCCATAACTTTGCCCCATTAGCCTCAAAATATATATAAAATAATTAATTTTTCTATCTGTTTAACTACTTACATCTATTATAACATATTTTATAAGTATTGTCCAGGCAGAAATTAACTATTATACTTACTTAGATGTTCCCACTGTGATTCTTTCTTCTCTAATATTCTAAGTGGTTCTAAAATAATGTTCACTACTTTTACTTCCACCTCAGTATAATTAAGACTTTTTGTACTGATTTCTAAAAAGTATTCGCCAGGACGAGGATAACGAATATCCTTCTGTCGATATTCAATTCCCCCATATATAAAATCATTTTGAGTCATTATATTCGTATATCCTCTAGTTCTTGATGTTATTAAAAATTGGTACCGAAGGTCAGACTCGAACTGACACGGACTTTCATCCACTGGATTTTAAGTCCAGCGTGTCTACCATTTCACCACTTCGGCTTTTACTTTAAGGTATTATAACATACCTTAAAGTAAAAATAAACCCCCTACGTATTAAGTAGGAGGTTTATGTTGGCCCAGGTAGCGAAACTGTTCCAATTCAACAGTACGTGCTAACCGCCGTCCTTTTCTAGTAGTTTCATCCCAAGGGCTCCCATTAAGGTAACACAACCTGTAGTAATTTCGGTCATACCCTCATGTAGAGAGAAAGCACCAAGTCCACCCAATACACATAGTACTAAAAATATTTGTGGCCTAAAGTTTAAACTTTTTAACATAATTTTATCTCATAGCCTCATTATTGAGAGTTTATTCGTCTTCAGTTCGTCGTTTTTCTTCAAACCCAAACTCTAGTAGAATTTTGAATTCAGCTAAAGCGGAATTTTTATTTTCTTCTGGGTAGGGTTGATATTGCCACCACGGATCATGGTCACACGCTTGACAAGAATAATCTTCTCGCGTATTCTCTTTAAATCCACAGTACCCACAACGTTCAATATTCATAAGATTTCTAGTTAAAAATACCCGACTAAGGACTCAATTTCGTTTATCCCTTGGTGATCCTTTTCGAAAGACTCTTTTTCCCCTTCTGTAAAATATTCATCTCTAAACCAAGACTCTTGAATTAATTGGCTTCGCTCGTCTAATTCAGATGAACTTAGTATTTCATGGATTATATCCAGTATTTGTTTCGTAACTGTACCTCTCGTATTTTATTTATTTATTTATACCAAAAATTAGTATAAATACATCATACACTTATTTTTATGACTTGTCTATAACCCCAGAAGTCATATTCCAAGGAAGTGGTTCATCTTCCTCAACTTCAGGGTAACCTTTACTACCTTCGTTATCATCCCAAGTATGAGGAACACGGTTAGGTAAACCTAATTCCTCATGAAATTTCTCAAGTTTAGTACGTCGATCTGCTTCAGTTTCTTCCCAATTACTGGCATATTCCATTTTGGGGTCTTGCCATTGTTTATGTAATTCTTCAGTAAATTCATTTTTCTTAGACATTTTAGATACCTCTTGTTTGTGGGGAATTTGACTCTTTTGAAAAATATCCCCTTCAATCATAGTAGCAAACTCTGGATATTTGTCATAGGCATTATTTTCTTTTTGCACATAAGCAGAAGAAAATTCTGGTTTAATTGCACCAGCATCTTTCATATAATCTACAGCTATACGATCCATTTCTGGTCTAGGAATCTTGTTAAAGTCTCTAGGTTCATACCCAGACTTCAATGATACAAAATTTCGAAAGGGTGTATTATCAAATTCAGGATAATTGCTCACTGTATGACGATACCAATTTGTCTCGTATTCTTTAGTAAGTAATATTTCATCTTGAGAAGTGTCTTGATTACATGTACATTCTTCAGGAGATTTTTCTTTATATACCGGAATACAACTTCCATCTGCACAAGATTTAGTTGCTACATTCTCACTTTTAAGAATATCGAAATGAGCCCCCTGATTAACACCTTTTTCACAATAAGTAATTTCGGCTAATTCTAAAGCATTTACTTGCATGAAACGTTGAGAACCTTTACTAACCATTTCTACGTTTGTTGCACTTCCAGCGATTGAATAGCTAAGAATATTACCATCAATAACTTCTTCAATAAGTCGATTAGCAACACGAGTATCACTTCTTAATTCAGAAACAAGGAAAAATCCGTCTGTTTCATCTACTCCAGATTTAAATATTTTCCCAGTTTTTGTAATATATGCAGGAAGTGCCCAGCCTGTTTGTACATCAGAATGGAACACCATACAATTTCTAGTTCGGAAATTATTCATGAAAGCCTTAAAAGCAACACTTAAGGCCTCCATAGTAATTAAATGATTTTCGTGATCAATACCTTCGACAGAAGCTGGGCCACCAACTACTAAAGGTTCATTTTCTTCTTCAAGAAGGCCTTGTTCCTTTACAGCTTGCGCGTACTTCGATTTAGGGCCATAATATCTATATAGTGTTAGTAACTCCGCTGGAGAACCTACACCAGCCGTAAATAGCCTCTCGTACTCAGCAATAGCCTCTTTAATATCATCCTTAGATGATTTACCAACGTCTTCCTTAGCTAAGAAGATTAAACCTTCTGTTGCTGATAAAGGTGTATAATACCTTTTATCCATTTTGCAAATTTCTGAATTTGTTTCCATTTATTTTGTACCCTGTATTACTTATATAAAAAGACTAGAACGGCTAGGATTGTTTTTTGTCTATCACAGATACGATTATAATTATAGCTAGGACTATTTACGATTTTATCGCATTCACAATCCCAAATCAAACTTGGCTGATGTTCAAAGTTTGGTAACGTGTCTTTAATCGATTCGGGAACCTCTTTGGGTTCCTGCCAACCGTGTCGGGGAAAAGTATTCATAATTATCATTAGCATAGTAATTTTACCACGCCAAATACCCCAACTATCGTCTATCTTTCCAGCTTCCCCAAAAGAAATAGGTAATCCTTCATCTAAAATCATTATATGGTTAATGCGTACTCATCAGACTTTTTACAGGTAGGACACATTGCCTTTACTACATGACGTTGAATGGGAAAAATAACCCATTCTGATATATGCTCTTTAACTTTACAATTAGTGCAGGTTAAATACATTTTAGTTACTCTTCATCTGAAGAAAGAAAACCATCTGTAATCGCATCTAAAATTTCATCTACTGAAGACTTTACTGCCGCTTTAACGGCTGTATGTTGTGGGCCTACAGTAAAAGCCATATCTAGAGTTTGATCAAGTTCTGTTTGCATTTTAACAAATACTTCCTGAACATATTCTAAACCCTCCCCAGCATGTGTTTCAGTTAATGGGCCTTTAAAATATTCAAGCACCGATGCCCTACTGTTATCATATAAGATTCTATTTAAGGCACGTTTAAGCATTAAATACTGTCTTGTTTCAGATGGCATGGCTATTTCTACATTCGTTAAAACTTTACCAACCAGTCTAGAAAATTTTTCCATGAAAAACATCTGTACATCGTTTGTATCTGCTACCATTCTTTCCATTGCTTCATCTCTTTGCGTACTCATTTCTGTTTTTACCTCTTAGAGTTTCCTTTTTTAAACTGCATACTATTACGACCAGTTAGAAACGCTTTTTCCATATCGTCTGATAAACAAACTATTTCCTTTAATACAGCTCGTTTAAGAAATTCTTGCCCTTCTCTAGGGGCGTGTTCGGTTAGGATGCGGGTTATCTCTGGCCCCCGTTCAAACTTACTAATTCTAGGGCTAAAGGTAACGGCTTTTCCCTCTTGTACAGTTCTATAATGTCCCCTTACTACAGCACCATTTTTTCTTCGATGTGTGGGTATATATACTTTTTGTTCTCCTGTTCCTCCATTAAAAGGAACAGCAGTATCAAGACCAGTTTCAACAATTGCTGCATGAGGTGCAGAATATTTAATTGAGACACCTTCTGCTTTATATATTAGTGAACCAGAAGCCTTTAATTCTCCGGTAAGGACTGGTACATAACATCCCACAGTATCCTGAGACGTATAATATATTTTATTGGCATTAGCGTGAATACCTTGAATTAAAGCAGTTTTAATTGCCTGTTGCACATCGGCTGGGATCATAGTATTTAGAACCTATATATTAGAACCTATTTATATTATATAACATTTGGTCTATAGAGTCTAGTCCTACGCCTATTCAATCCTTATATTATAGGGGAATTCCGTCTGTATTTACAAAATCTAATGAGTATTGTTTATTATTTGTCCAAATTTCTATTTTTGGACAAATAATTGGTTGCGATGGAATAAGCAATGAAGGAATATCTGCTCTATTTTCAAAGAATTCAAGTGTAATATGTGGAGTAAAATCATGATTATCATGTATTTTTTTCCTTGGAATCAACTCAAAACCTTCGGCTTCAATCATATCAATTAAAGCTATTCTCCATTCTTTAAGGCCTGGTATTTCTACTAATGCTACCGCAACATTAATATTATTTGAGTTCTCCGAAGCATCAAATATATACGGCCCTGAAATTGTTCCATTCATCTGTGGGGGTGGGCCAAGCTGTTGTATAACAGTATTGAGAGCTATATACCAATCCTCATGAGAAATCTCATTATACTTTATATAAGCAATAGTAATATGAGCTTTATCAATTTTATTTTCATATCCCCCTAAATCGAGGGACGCTAATAAATCTTTTTCAATTGG